GGACTCGATGTTCTTTCTGGGTCGAGGGGTCGGTCCGCACCTCAAGGTAGTGGAGCCAGGAGCGGAGACTTCCCTTCATGTAGAGGCGCGACTCGGTCATACCTTCGGGCAGGATCGAGCGCGCGACCTCCTTGGCGATGCCTACTGAGAGGGCCGCACTGTATGCCGAGATGGCAAGGTGGCCTAGGAGTTCTTGAACCTGGGCCCAGTCCTGCTGAATCTGGGGATCTGAGATGGGCAGGGAGTTCTGCCTGTTCTTCGAATCCTGGGCCCGGGCTTCGCGCGTGACAAAGTCTGGGGCCACCTCGGCATATCTCTGGGAGAATTCCTGGAAGGAGAAGGACCGATGTCTCAAAAGTTGGCGTGCAATGTCGCGCGTTGTCACGATTTCGAGAGTGATGTCGACCATCTCCAGGGGGGACCAGTGCCGGTGCCTGACGAGATAGTCGACGAGCCGGGGACCTGTACTGACGTTCTCCTGGTTCGCGGGATTGGAGACGCGGGCACAGTAGGCGACGAGTTCCAGCGGTCCCTCGATCTGGGGAATGAGGGACTTGGTAATTGAGATGGGCCTGACTTTCATGGGAGTCTGAGGGTCCTTCCTTCATCAATCATTTTCTGGACGCCCCGCCTGAAGTAATCGTAGTCGATGTTGAGGCAGAGGCACATCTCCTTGAGGGGCGTAGCTGACGCAGAGAATATGACGTCACGGGCCTGGGACCGAATGACTGAGTTCTTGGGCGAGGTTGCGTCCCCGACTGCCTGCAGAATGACGGCCAGGAAGAATCGCTCCTCGGGCAGGAGGGTGCGCGTGGCAGATACGCCTGCACTGTAGTAGGCGAGGTTGTCCCAGGCAGGGTCTACGATCTCGTGTGATTTACTCATCCGCTTTGTTGCGATCCTTGACCTTTCCGACCCTGAGAAGTTTCCATGACCGCTCGTTGCAGTAGATGGACCCGAGGAATCCCAGAGACTTGAGCCACTCGATCTCATTACTATGACTGAGAAGCATCGTATCGTCAACAGGATATCGTGCCTCGATGCCCATCATCTTGAGATAGGTGAGGTCATACGTTGCATTGTGGGCAATCTTGCGGGCGGGAGACGCCATAAGAATTTGGATCTGGGTCCAGATGTGGACTTCTTCGTCTTCGGTCCAGAAGTTGTGGGATCCCCAGAAGATCGGGACGACATAGACTTCGGTCGGACTCGGGGCGAAGCAGATCATGGTGATCTGGCGGTCTGCCGTCTCGATGTCGAATGCGAAAATCCCTGCCTGGAGGATGCGGTCGACGGCCCGGTCCATGTCATGGAGGGACTCGACGACGTGGATGCGCCTGAGGGGAAAGGTTGACCGAGCGTGGGCGGATTCTGAGACGGCCTTCTTCAGGTCCATTGCCAGGACTGGGAGGAGGTGGTGCTGCCTGATGATGTCCCGGGGATGGTGCGACCCTATGACTCGGACCCCGTCCCAGTAGGTGATGACTCCTCGGTTATCTGACAGGCGAGCACCCGTAAGACACCAGTAGGAAAGTTCACCCAGAGCGACAACGAATCGTGCTCCCCTGAGGGACTCTCGTACTCGATTGTAATCTGCAACATAGGGCCCCCGGAGATGCCCGTGTTTGAAATGGAGGGGATTGGCTTTGTCATCCGTCGCCTTCTTCCGGGGCGTGAAGTAGAGGGAAGACTTCTGACTCGGGGGCGGGGGAAAGAGGGTGACGAACTGGGGATTGGACAGGCCGGCATACTCGGACGCTACCCTGAAGAGGGATCCGGGATAGCCCAGGAGAGAACCCCCAGCCTTGATGTCGTGGATCGAGGGGTAGTCGAGAAGGATTACGGGAGATGCGTCCATATGATGATCGCTCCTGAGCCGATCATGGTGAGGATGCCTAGGGCCATGAGAGTTGCTGCCACCTTCTCCCCCACTGAGAAGTGGATTGTGTGGGGGTCGGTCCAGATCATGCCCAGGAAGAGACCCGCGAAGAAGAGAGCGAGTCCGGTCAACATTAGCATGGGTACCTCGGGATAGTGGGGTGGGGGTGGGGACTCACGTCGTTGTCCCCGGCTTGCCCATTGCGACCCAGTTTCAGGGGAGATTGTGGGTAGGGCAATGCCGTCAGGTCAGGGTCGGCGGGCAGTCACGACCTGGGTGTAGGTGCGCCCATTCTGAGCATTGACTTCGGCCTTGTAGTCGAAGATGCACTCGACTCCCGGAAGTTTTTCCAGGACCGTCGTGGCATTGACCGGGTACTGAAGGTCGACAAGTTGAGCGGCCCACTTGAGGAAGATGGGCGTGGCCTTGTCCGATAGGTAGAAGCGGCGGGACTGGATCTGCCGGCCGAGTTCGACCCCTTCCATGTCCTGGCCAGACAGGGGCTCCTCGATCTTGAAGGAGAGGGTGACGAACTCGGTGCCCTGGCCGGACGTTCCGATCTCGTACGAGGTGATGTAGCCACGGTACTGGCCCGGGGGAGCGTAGCGGGGGTTGAGTTCTTCTTCGGAATACATCTTGTTAAGGGCTGACATTGGTTCCTCACTTCTGCTCGATCTGTCGGAATATGGCACCCAGATCGAATGGCGCCTCGGCTGTCACCCTGTGGGGGGCGGAGCACTTCAGGTAGCCCATGGACCGACTCGTCTGCGTCGTCAGTATGGGCTTAAGGTCTTTCCGGGTAGCGTGCCACACGTTGTTGCAGTAGCGCGCCACGATGTTCGGAAGTTGCTGGCCGAGAAAGGACGGCATGACTTTGGTGATGCCCATCCTCTTGTCCTCGACGAGGCGAATGTGGGAGATCAGAATCAGGTGGAACTTATAGCGGTCGGACGTGAGGCGGGCAACCTGATTCTCAAATCTTTTTGCCATGACGCCCCAGAGGGACTGGTCAAATCCCGTCTTGTCGTCCGAGATGCCTGCCTCCTTCAGGACCTGGGCCATGCATGCCTCGTTCCAGAATGTGGCTGAGTCGATGGCGAGGACTGTGTCAGGTCCCCACGTGTTCAGGTCCCCAAGGTCCTCCTCGGGCAGGGCCCACCGGGTGGTGATCGAGACGGACTTGCGCCACGACTCGGGATCCTTGGCGGGGATCGAGTAGTAGGTGACGTTCGATGCCTTGTCCCGGGCGAGGTAGGCGTTCAGGATCCCCAAGTTGTTATCGAGGTCGACGATCCGAACCTTGTAGTCCTGGTTGGCGAGGGTTGCGAGGAGGCCCGTCTTGCCTGCTCCGGGGTCTCCGACGAGCAGGAGTTTGACGCGGCCTGAGTTGGGGTGGAGGGAGAACGATGGCATCACACATTCCTTATTTCATGGGGGTAGGCCCAGGATAGAGTGCCGTCAGGCAGGACGATGTCCCAGATGTCTGTCCCCGGGCGGGCCTTCACTCGGGTACCTGCCGGCCATTTGTTGATCTCTGTCAGGAGTTCAAAAGTTGATGTCGATTCCTGCTTCTCGGAGGAGGTCTTTCGAATGGACGATTTCGGAGTGCCATCGAGTGGCGAAGTCTGGGCTGGGGGGACTGACGTGGACACGGGCAACTCCTCGCGAGACAATGGATAGGGCACAGGCAGCGCAGGGCGGATGGGTAGCATAGAGGGTAGACCCTCGGCAAGAGAATCGAGCATTGTCGAGGACGTTCCGCTCCGCGTGCAGGGTCAGGCGCAATTTGGTCGGGCGGTCCGAGAGTCTATCGGGGGAATCCTCGATGCCTGGGGGAAAGCCATTGTAGCCGAGGGCCACTTCTCGGATGTCTTCCCCGACGAGGACTGCCCCCACTTTCGTCGAGGGATCCTTCGACCACTGGGCTACGTGGGCGGCCAGGGCGAGGAAGCGAGCATCCCACTTGCACTTCATTTGGGGTCTTCCTCCTGGGTGTTCCCCCAGTAATCGTTGATGAGGGCGAGGCAGCGGGAAGCCTGGGCCGCAGACTCCTGGGCAACGTCTTCGTCCTGGCAGGCTATGACGATCTCGCCCGACTTAGTTTTGATCGCAAGGAAATACAGGAAGTTCTCGATTTCGGCCAGGATCAGGTCTGTACTCGGGACAGCCTTGACTGAAGTTTGCGTAAGCCAGGGGAAGTTTTGCCTCTTGGGCGCGGGATTTGTGGACATCTGATAGGAACCTATGGCAGGAGGAATTGAGGCAGTCGGACAGGCACCACGTCTGGTCGAGGTAGCAGATCATGGGCCGTACCTGAGATTGCCCATGCGCTGTCTGAGGAACTCCTCGGCAGACGGAGGGAGGCGGAATTCTGGGGGGACTACCCGGTAGACTGCGACCCGCTCGTCACCCTGGCGGACATAGGCGACTGTCTCTACGGCCCTCTTCATGACGAGGGTGCGGATCCTCGAATGGATACGTCTCGGGGGAACCATGGGCATGTCTGCCTGGAGGTCCCTGATCGTAAAGGTTCCTCCCCAGTAGGAGATGCGATCCCCGATCATGTCGGACAGGAGGGGATCATCGGACTTATTTTGGGTGGGGTCACTCATCGGGAGTCTCCGGTCTGATGGCTTTCCATTGGGGGCAGAAGGGGGCAGCTTCGCAATACTCTTCGCAGCGCGTATAGATTGCGGGTCTGCGTTCGATGTAGTGGGATGCGCTCGCTATCAGTTTCTTCTGGGTCGAGATGAAGTATCGGGCTGCTGCCTCGTTGTCGAACAGGCGGACTGCGGTCTTGCGACCTTCGCGCATGACTGCGAACTTGGCCGGCTTGTACCACATTTCTTCGGGGGTGCAAGGGGAGACGACTTCGTGGGTCCGAATGCGGGCACGAACTCGTTCCTCGGCCTCGGCTGGATGCCAGAGGGGGAGGTTGACAACCTGGACCATGAGCGAGGGGTAGTCGAGGGAACGCATGAGCATGTAGCGTGCCCAGTCTCTCAAGATGACGACGACCTGGAGGGCCGAGACCTTGATGCCATTGAGGCGCAGGAGGAACGCATAGGTGTTGAGTTGCTGGGCCCACTCGTCGTCCGTCCCCTGGGAGTGGCGCGAGAAGCGAGCGACTGTCGTCACCTTGTAGTCCTGGAGGGTGGCCGATTCATTCTCAAGGATGAGCCGGTCGAACTGGCCCGAGATGAGTTTCCCCTCGATGTGGGCGAAGAGTCTCTTCTCCTTGATTGCGTGGCGATCTGCCCTCTCCATAAGGGTGTGGAATGCGGAGCCGAGGGCCGAAGGAATGAGGTCGGACGCATCGATTTCGATCTCGTCCCGGTGTCGACGGACAAGGTCGATGAGTTGCGTCGGCTTCCAGATCGAGGTGACCGAGAGGTCTGCTCCTCCAGAATCGTAGGGGTCAGCCGCCAGGGCCTCGACCAGGGGCGTGGGCAGGTTGTACTTGTTGGTCAGCTTCCGGGAAGATGAGTCGGGCGAGTTGCTCACGGGATTCCTTTCGAGACTTGAGTTGAGATTGAAGCCGGCTGATTTCAGCTTGGGCTGCCTTGAGGCGAGTCTTGAGGAGAGTCAACTCGGCCTCCGTCTGTGGATCTAATCTCGGCAACGATGTCCTCCACCTTTTCGATGATTGCGTAACGCAGGTACCTGGCCATGTTGTGCAGTTCGGCAGCCCTCAGGTACAGGTCTTTCTGGGTGCGGCCCGTGGCCAAGGCTGCCTGATCTGCGAGGGCGTGTGCCCTAAGTTTGACCTTGGCTTCGAGGTGCCGGCCCGTCTCCACCATGATCAGGAGGTATGGTGCCTTGTCCGGGGGAACTTTGCAATGGGCCAGGATCTCGTCGAGGTTCATCAATCTTCTCCAATCTGAGGGTGTAGCCTAGGGTGGCCAGGACGTGGGTGAAGGTGGAGAGTCGTGGGTCCCGGCCTTCACGCCATCGCCGGATTGTGTTGCGGAGAATGTGGGGAAATTTCCGGAGGTTCTGGGCGTAGTCCTGGTCGAAGATCTCGAAGAGTTGCCTGACTGGGGGCAAGACTGTCGAGGCTATCCGAAGATCGACCAGGGGTCCCCTCTTGATGTGATCGAGTTCTGACAGGAGGCCATCGATCTGGGCCTTCTGAGTTCGAAGTTTCTCGGT